GACTCAGTATTTAAAAATGTTGCTAAAAGTGTTGTTGCAACTTTAGGTGATTCTTTTAATCACACAATTACTTTTATAAAAAAAGGAGTTCAAGAATATGATGTAGATAATGGTGAACTTGTAAGCATAAATACAACTTATTCAGATATTAAAGTTCCACTTGAATTTATTCAATCCGAGGAAGAGGAAGGGCAAGAAATTAGAAGAGCTAAAATTTACATAACTCCAGATTTGATTGGTGATAATCAAATTACGTTCCAAGATAAGATAAAACTTACTTATGATGGGCAGTTAAGAACTGCACAGATTTATGACATAAACACCAAGAAAGGTAATCAAGTTTATCTTTACATTGTTATGGTGCGATTCTAATGGCTAAAAAGAAAGATATAGTAAATAGTGATCCTGCTGCTGATCTTCAAGCTCAAATTAATGCTGATTTTAATACTGTCATAAGAAAAGCTCATAAAAGTTTGTCAACTAAAACTCATAGCCCTGTGTACACAGGATTCTTTGCTTCAAGCTGGAAGGTACAGACAACTGGTGTTAGACCTAAAGATGATATTAGAAAATTTAAACCCTGGTCTAATATTAAAAAGAATAGTACTAAGTCAATTAATGGTAAATGGGTTAGCACAAGACCAAGCAATCCAACTATACGAATAAGGTATCCAGTTACTAGAACGTTCAATATTAATAGACCTGTTTTTATTGGAAACAGAGCAACACACGCTGCTTTTGCCTTGGAAGGTGGTAAAGTTCAAAATTTCATACAAGGTCGTTTAGGTAAAATTATTAAAGACACTATGAAAGAAAAGAAAACAAAAGGTAGAATATTCTTACAAGCAAGGCAAAGTCCTGGTTTTGGTAGCATCGGTAAATCAGCATCATCTACGGAGCTTAATTTATGAGTTTAAAAAATACCCGTGCTGCATTTGAAAAAGCGGTTACTGATGCCGTTTTAGATGGCGATCCAGAAATATCAATGGTTTATGACAACTTAAATTTTAATACTCCTGGTCAAGAACAAAAATATGTAGTAATGAATGTAAATTATTCACAATCAACTATTCAACCTCATGGTGCAGCTTTAGATTATTATTCTGGAGTTATTCAATGCAATATTCATGTTCCTAAAAATGTTGGAACAAAAGTATTAATAGAAATTGCAGAGAAAGTTATAGATGGATTAACTTCCGTAAATGCTTCTGATTATACTGATACTTTTTCAGTAAAACCTAGAGTGCAAGATATGGTAGGACCAAGTTTATTAGATATTGAAGAAAGAAGTCATTTCGTTGGCGTAATATCTTGCCAATTTTCAGCTAATGCCTAGTATAATAGAATAGCATTGTATTATTTATGACTAGAGCAGTTGAACTTCTGAAGAATAGTTTTGGTGTAAGCCAGCTATATCAACATGACGTAGTAAAAGATGGAACACTAATTCTAAGCGTTTACTGGCATCCTCTTACTATTGCTGAGAGAGAATCAATAACAAAAAAATCAGATGCTAACGATCCAAATGATTTTGCATTGGCTTTAATGATTACAAAGGCATTAGACAAAGAGGGTAATAGACTTTTTCAAGATGGAGATAAAGCCTCTCTCAGAAGAGAAGTTGAAGCAAATATTTTGCAAGAAATACAATTAGCAATGATAGAAGCTGGTCAAACTAAGGAGGTATCAGAGGCTAAAGCCGACTTGAAAAGCTAATAATGATTGGAAGTTTATCTTTTCATTAGCTAAAGAATTAGGAAAAACTGTTGCTGAACTTTCAGAAACTTTAACTGTAGAAGAAATGATAGGTTGGGCTGCTTATGCAGAAATTGAACACGAAGATTTTGAGAAAGCACAACAAGAAGCACAAAAAGGTAGTGCTTTAAAAGGGAAAAGAGGTAGAATGAGATAAATGTTTTGATTTTAAGAAGTGGCTAATTATGAAGTTAATTTACAAGTAGCCCTAAAAGGTGCTGAAAAAATAAAGCAATTAAGAACAGAGACTCAGGCTTTATCAAAGGATATTAATAAATTTAATAGAGCAGTTGATAAGAAGATGGGGAGAAAAAAGAATGAAGGTAGTTTTGTTCAGAGTTTTAATAATTTATCAAAAGAGGTAAGCAATGCTAGAGCACAACTTAATAAGGCTGCTATTGGTACGGACCAATTTAATAAAGCAGTAGAAAATGTAGTAAAAGTTGAAGAAGAGTACAATAAGGAATTAAAAAAAAGAGATAGAGCGTTAAGAGTACAAAGAGTTGCACAAAAAAAAGGAATTTCGCTTGCAAAAGCAGAATTAGTAGTAGAAAGAGAACTGGCAAAAGCTAAAGACGCAACAGCTAGAAAAGAAAGAGGCAAAAGATTTGGTCAAACTATATCTAGTGCAGCTATTGGTGGAGCTTTTCCTTTATTATTTGGGCAAACAGGAGCAGCAGCAGTTGGTGGTGGACTTGGTGGACTTGCTGGTGGAGCTATAGGTGGACAGTTTGGTTTTGCTTTATCTATTGTTGGTACTGCTTTAGGCACAGCTATTGATAAAAACGATAAATTTAATCAATCATTAGCTGCTTTAAACGTTCGTTTTTCAGAGGTAAGCAGTAGTGCTCAACTTACAGCAGAAGATATTGATAAAGTTGCTAAACGTCTAAGAATTACAAAAGAAGAGGCTTTTGGTGTATTAGGAGCTTTTGCACAATTTGGTTCTGGAAATATTGCAAAATCTTTAACAGAAATTTTTGGAGCTGATTCAGGAGCGTTTGACTCTTTAGCTGTTGCAAATAGACAAGCTCAATTAGCTAATGAGATTTTTGAAGCTAGAACAAAAATAGGTAATGAAGTTGCTACACAATTATTACAACAAAATTTAATAACTGATGGTGCGACTATTGAATTAGCTTTAGCAGAAGCTAGAGCAAAAGCAGAAAATGATATTGCTGTTGCAAAAGCAAAACAAATAACATTTACCGATAGATTTAGAGATTTTGGTGAAGAGTTGTTGTTTAGAGGAGGTGGTGATGCTTCAAGATATGGAGAAGGTAGAGCAAATAAATTACAAGAAGAGTTTGAAAAAGGTAGAAATAAAAGAATGAAAGATTTTAAAGAAGCATTAGATCAAGTCAGGGAAATGCTTGGTCTTGTTAATGAAGCTAATAATCAATTTGGACAATCTGGTGAATTAGCTTTTTCTGCCATTAATGACAAAGTAAAAGATTTACAAGATGAAATGTTAAAGCTACAAAATCCAATTTTTCAGATTATGACCCTATCTCAATCAATGGCTCAATCATTTGAACGTTCTTTTGAAGGAATTATTAGGGGAACGATGTCTATTAATGATGCGTTTAGAAATCTGTTTAATTCAATAGTAGATCACTTTATAAAATCAGCAGCTCGAATGGCAGCGATCCAGTTCCAGCAAGGTTTATTAGGATTTTTTGGTAATATATTTGGTGGCGGTGGCGGTTTAGCTAGTTCTGCTCAGTTAGGAGCACAAGCAACAGCAATGACAGGCATACCAAGCGGTGCAAATTTACTGCCAGGATCTTTTGGTATTTCAGGCACATTAGCTAGCGGTGGTGCAGCACAAAGAGGAAATTCTTATTTAGTAGGAGAAAGAGGCCCAGAACTATTTACACCAGGAGTTTCTGGTATGGTTACACCAAATCATGCCTTGGGAGGTTCAACTACAGTTATAGTGAATGTAGATGCGTCTGGTACAGATGTTCAAGGAGATGAAGAACAAGGAAGAGAACTTGGTCGTCTTATTTCGGCTGCGGTACAATCTGAATTAATAGAACAGCAAAGACCTGGAGGATTACTTGCATAATGGCTACATTTCCCTCAATAAAACCTACCTATGGAATCCGTAAAAAATCTAAGCCATTAACTAGAACTATTCGTTTTGCAGATGGATATGAACATAGACTTTTATTTGGATTAGCACAACATCAAAATCCAAAACAATTTAGTCTTACTTACGAAGTTTCAGAAACGCAAGCAGATGAAATAGAAACGTTCCTTGATGCCCGTGCAAATGATAGTGCTAGTTTTGATTTTGCTGATGGTTTTTTACCCGAAGAAACTGCCTCAAACTTTAAATTTGTTTGCGAAAATTGGACTAAAACAATACCATATAATAATAGAGCTGTTATTAAAGCTACATTTAGAGAAGTATTTGAACCTGCATCATAATGTCAGTTAATTCAAAAGTATTTAGCAGTTTACAAGACATAAATCCATCAGCGATTATTGAATTATTTACTCTTCAGTTATCTAACGCATTGCATGGTGCAACCACAATCTATAGATTTCATGCTGGCAGTAATTTAAATGCCAATGGCAAAATAGTATGGGCAGGTAATGAATATCTTAGATTTCCTGTACAAGCATCAGGTTTTGCTTTCCAAAAAGGGCAACTGCCTAGGCCAAAATTAATAGTTAGTAATGCTACAGGATTAATTTCAGCAATACTTTTAACTGTTAATGAAACGACTGCTGGCAATGATTTGACAGGGGCTACAGTTACAAGAATAAGAACATTAGCTAAATTTATAGATGCTGTTAACTTTGCTGATGGAACAAATGCCACAGCAGACAGCACAGCAGAATTTCCTCAAGAAATTTATTCTATAGATCGCAAAGCATCAGAAACTAGAGATATTGTTGAATTTGAACTTGCAGCACCAACAGATCTTGCTGGAGTTCGTATTCCAGGTCGTCAAGCCACTCGTTCAATTTTCCCCTCTATTGGTACGTTTGTAGGATGACTTGGAAATACAAAGCATTACTTCATGCTCAACGTGAAGATCCAAAAGAATCTTGTGGATTACTTCTCAATATAAAAGGCAAAGAAAGATATTATCCTTGTAGAAATTTATCTATGACGGAACATCAATGTTTTATTATTGATCCAGAAGATTATGTAAAAGCTGACAATACTGGTGAAATAGTTGCAGTGGTTCATAGCCACCCAATAACTCCACCTATACCTAGTCAAGCAGATAAGATAAGTTGTGAAGAAAGCAATTTACCTTGGCATATCGTAAATCCCAAAACAGAACAATGGGGATACTGTGAACCCTGTGGCTATAAACCACCTTTATTGGGTCGTCAATGGGTATGGGGTATAACTGATTGTTGGAGTTTAGTTAGAGATTGGTATAAAGAAGAAAAAAATATTGAACTTAGGGATTGGGAAAGACCGACAACATTAGAAGAATTTAACAACAAACCTCTGTTTGAGGACTGTGCTTGGCGAACTAATTTTAGAGAACTTAGACCTGATGAAAAATTACAAAATGGAGATGTGCTTCTTATGAGCATTTTGCATCCAACTTTAAATCATGTAGCATTATTTTTTGAAGGAGATGTAATTCATCATTTAACCGATAGACTATCTTGTAGAGAGCCTTACTCTGAATGGCTGTTAAAATGTACAGGAAAGAGGTATCGTTATGCTTCGTAAGATTAAATTGTATGGAGAGTTAGCAAAGTTTGTCGGACATAAGGAGTTCGAGGTAAAAGTGGATACAGTCGGAAAAGCTGTTAGTTTTTTAATACATAATTTTCCAGGTATAGAAGCTTATATGAGTCCAAAGTATTATCAAGTAAAAGTTGGTAATTATGGTGTAAATGAAGAAGAAATACACCACCCCATAGGTAAAAAAGACATACATTTTATTCCCGTAATTAGCGGAGCTGGAAGAGGTCTTGGAAAAATATTATTAGGAGCAGTTTTGATAGGTATAGCTATAGCGTCAGGTGGTGCAGGATTTGGAGCAGGAGGAGCTTTAGGCTTTGGTTCGACTACAGGTAGTTTTAGTTTGGCAGCGATGGGAGGAAATATAGGTATTGGCCTTGTATTGTCAGGAGTAAGCGATATGTTATTTCCCTTACCAGAACCTCAAAAATTTAGTTCTGAAGAAGACCCACAGTTATCATTTAGCTTTAGTGGAGTGCAAAATACATCGAGAGCAGGTACTCCCGTTCCAATAGTTTATGGTGAAATAATTACAGGAAGTGTTGTAATAAGTGCAGCGATTGACACTAATCAGGTGGAAGCATGACAGACAAACCTAAAATTATTAAAGGATCTGGAGGAGCACCATCAGCACCCCCACCTCCTTATCGTGCTCCTGATACTTTACATAGTAGAAGTTTTGCTACTGTTCAAGATTTAATATCTGAGGGTGAAATAGAAGGTTTTGCTAGTGCATCAAAAGAAGAACTTACAAAAGGAACTACAGCTTATGACAATGCCAGTTTAAAAGATGTTTTTCTTAACGACACTCCAATATTAGATTCCACTGCTACAAGTGCTAGTCCTGCCGATACTGACTTTAACTTTCAAGATATAACCTTCAAATCCAAGTTTGGAACGTCAAACCAAACTGCTATGAGTGGTATTCCTGCCGAAAGTAGATCACCTACTGGTGTTGGAGTTGTTGTTCAAAACAGTGATGGTACAGATGCA